GGCCCCGGAGCCAGCCCTTGGCCGTCCACAACCCGCCGCCGCCCCCGAGTCGTGCCCGGATCGTGGCGCTCGCCGTCATGCCTCTCCTGCTCGTCGGGGGCGGGCTGGCGTCGGCGCTGATCGGCTTCGGGCTGAGCGTGGCCGCGGGCGTCGGTGCCGGCGCCGCGGCGTCGGGCGTCATGGCGTGGCTGGACCTGCGGAGCGCGTCGTGAGCCTGCGGCTGCTCCGCGAGCGTCGGACGGAGTCGAAGACCGTCACGTGGGCGCAGCTCTTCAGCGGGGACGTCGGATCGAGCCGCGCGGGTGTCGCGGTGACGCACGAGACGGCGCTGTCGGTCTCGGCCTTCTACCGCTGCGTCGAGATCCGCTCGAACCTGTTCGTGCGCATGGGCGCGCCGCGCGTGCAGCGCCGCGGCGCCGCGGGCTGGGCGGACGACCCCGCGCACCCGATCAACGGCGCCCTCGCGATGGTGCCCGGGATGCCGCCGGAGGTCTTCTACCAGACGCGCGCCGGGCATCGCACGACGGTCGGCCGCGGCGCGGCGTACATCGACCGGACGCCCGACGGGCGCGTGGTGCGGCTCATCCCCATCGACCCGGCCCGCGTCCAGCCGTTCCGCGAGAACGGGCTCGACGGGTTCCTCTACACGGCGCAGGACGGGCAGCAGCGCCGGATCCCGGCGTCGGACGTCTGGAACTGGGTCGGGCTCGGCTGGGACGGCGTGTCCGGGTACTCGGCGCTCCGACAGGGGCGGGACACGATCGGCGCCGCGCTGGCCGCGCGCGAGCACGCGTCGGCCGTGTTCCGCAACGGCGCGCTCCCGGGGCTCGTGTTCGAGCACCCCGGCGTGCTGAGCGAGGCCACGGCGAACCGGCTCAAGCAGAGCCTCGACGCTCGGTTCGCGGGCGTGGACAACCACTTCAAGAGCGTGCTGCTCGAGGAGGGGCTGAAGGTCGCCGGCGGGCCGTCGATGATGACCGCGGAGGACGCGCAGCTGATCGAGTCGCGCGGCTTCGACTCCCGCGAGATCGCGGTGCGGTTCGGCGTCCCGCCCGCGTGGGTGGGGGACACGGCGACGAGGACCTTCGCGACGGCCGAGCAGGAGGCGCAGGTCTTCCTCGAGAACACGGCGGACCCCGACATCCGGTCGTGCGAGGCGTCGCTCGAGTACGTGCTCTTCACCGAGGACGAGAAGCGCGGCGGCGACGTGCGGATCCGCTTCGACCGCACGCCGCTCGGCATGGCGGACGTGAAGAGCCAGGCCGAGGCGGACAAGGCCGCGCTCGCCGGTGTGCCGTGGCAGACCGTGGACGAGGTTCGCGAACGGCGGGGGCTGGGGCCGCTGCCCGATGGACGGGGCGCGGAGCTCATCATCCCGATCAACCTCGTCCAGGCCGCGAAGCCCGGCAGCGGCGCGGACCCCGCATCGAAGCCGCCCGCGGACCCGCCGCAGGACCCGACGCCCGACCCCGACCCCTCGGCCGCGCGCAAGGTGCGGGGCTTCGACGACGCCGTGGTGGCGACGCGGTCCCGCATGGTGCACCGGCTCGCGACCGCGGCCCGCGCTGCGGGCAAGGACCCGTCGAAGTTCACGGCGTGGGCGGACTGCGCGCGCGAGGCGCACGAGCCGATCGTCCGCGAGGCGTTCGCGTTCGCCGACGCGGCCATCGACACGCGGGCCGAGGTGGACGCGCTGTTCGCGGCGCTGCGGTCGGCGTGCGACCGGGCCCAGGAGTCGAAGCCCGCCGAGTTCCCCGCCGCGCTGGACGCGGCGCTGGGGGCCATGGAGCGCGAGGCGGCGCGGTCTGCGACGGCGTCCCGGTCGGACGGCGGCGCGCCCGGCACCCCGACCGTGAATGTCACGGTGAACGGCGGGCCGGTCGATGCGCGGACGACGGTGAACGCGCCGCCGGTGACGGTGACGCCGCCGAGCGTCGAGGTGTCGGTGGACGCTCGCGGCGGGCGGTCGCTGACGTTCAAGCGCGACGCGAACGGGCGGCTCGTGGCGGCCGAGGCGACGGGGGCCTGACGTGGCAAACGCCGTCTACCCCAAGGCGAAGCAGGCGATGCTCGGCGGCGACGTGGCCCTCGACACGGACGACGTGCGCGTCATGCTCGTCAAGTCCACCTACACCTACGACGGGACGGATGAGTTCGTCGCGGACCTCGGGTCGGTGGACAACGGGCGCTCGGCGGCGCTCGGGTCCAAGACGCTGACGGACGGCACGTTCGACGCGGCGGACACAACGCTGTCCGCGACCGGCGCGGTGGCGTGCAGCGCGCTCGTCGTGTTCATCCACACGGGCAGCGACGCGACGGCGCGGCTGCTGGCCTACATCGACACACCGACGAGTGGCCTCCCGTTCACCCCGGCGGCGGGGCAGTCCGTCCCGATCACCTGGAACGCATCCGGCATCTTCGCCATCTAGGAGGGGCCATGGAAATCCGCGAGGTGGTGAACGGGAACGGCTGGATCGCGCGGCTGCGGATCACGGAAGGCGGCGTCGAACTCGCGGTCACGCCTCGGCTTCTTTCCTCGGAAGAGCTGCGGGTCCTGGCCGAGTCGCTGACGACGGCCGCGGACGACGTGGACGCGGGGACGTGGTAGCGCCATGGCGATCACGACGGTAGACGGAATCGTCGCTGGGCTGGTCACGCCCGAGGAAATCTTCAAGTCCGGCGCCACGATGGAGGCAGCCGGGGTGATGCACTCGCTGTTCTACACGGCGGGCCGACCCGGGGCAGCGGCGGCGCCGTCACCCGGCATCGGCGGGGCAGCCCTGACCTCGTACGCGGGTCAGATCCCGTTCACCAACCCTGGGTCTGGCAACTCGTACCTCGCGCGCGCGGCGGCGTGCGCGTCGGTGATCGGCACGCTGCTCGTGTGCGACCGCTTGTGGCACAACTCGGGCATCGCCGTCGCGACGACGGCCGCGCAGACGGTGAACTCGGCCGCGTTCCCCGCGAGGGACCAGGACGGGTCCACGAACGGGAACGGCGTGCTCGTCGGGCTCGAGGTGTCAACTGCTACGACGAACGCCTCGGCGAACACGACGATGACGATGTCCTACACGAACGAGGCCGGAACCTCCGGGCGGACTGCGACGGTCGGCGCGGTCGCGCCCGGCTCGTTCCCGGCGACGGCGGTGGCGGGCACGTTCGTGCCGTTCCTGCTCGCGGCGGGCGACAAGGGCGTGCGGTCGATCCAGTCGATCACGCTGGCGGTGTCGCTCGGTGCGGGGGCCGTCCACCTCGTCGCGTACCGCGTGCTGGCCCGGATCCCGATCACGGCCGCGAACGTCGGCGTCGTACAGGACTTCGCGCAGACGGGCCTTCCGCGCCTCTACGACGACACGGTCCCGTTCCTTTTGTGGGTGCCGAGCGCGACGACGGGCGTGACGCTGAACGCTTCGCTCCAGGTCGCGCAGGGGTAGGCCATGGCGTCCTCGGGCCAGATCGGGTTCCCTCTCGGCGGGTCGCGGTTCACGCCGACCAACCTCCGTGGGGGGCCCGGCGTCGGAGGCCCGCTGGACGCGGCAGCCGCAGTTGCGTCGGACTGGCTGCTTCCGGCCTTGGCCGAGCACCCGATCGAAGCGGCACTCATTGGCTCGACGGCGGCCGTCTACGCGCCGACGGTGGCGGCGACGGTGGACGCGGCAGCGACCCCGTCGGCCGCAAGCGTCCCGGGTCCGGCGATCAAGGCGAGCATCGTCGCGGCGTCGATCGGGCCAACCGCTACCGTCGCGGGTCCGATCGTCGGCGCGGCGATCACCCCGACCGCCATCGGGACGACGCCGACGGTGTTCGCGCCGACGGTGGGCGGCGAGACGACGGAGCCGTCTGCCCCGGCCAGCACCTACTGGCAGCGCCCGCGGTACGAGCCGCCGGCGCGGCCGAAGCCGAAGAAGAAGCCGAAGCGGCCGCCGGTGCTCGTCGAGCGCCCGGCCATCGTGATCGAGCCCCCCGCAGCGCCCATCGCGGTAGAGTGGGTGGACCCCGTCGAGGATGAAGAGCTGGCGGTCGTCGCGGCTCTGTACGCCACGAACCCCTGGTAGGAGCACGCCATGTCCCACGAGCGCCGCAGTCGCACGACCAAGGTCGAGGTCCGAGCCGCGAAGGAGGGGCCCGGAACGATCGCCGGTCATGCCGCGGTCTACTTCGTGCCGGGTGACGAGGGGACGCGGTACATGCTGTGGGACGACATCGAGGAGCGGGTGGCCCGCGGCGCCTTCGACCGGGCGCTCCGCGAGAAGCAGGACGTCCGGGCGCTGTTCAACCACTCGCCCGACCTGGTGCTCGGCCGCTCGACGGCCGGGACGCTCCGGCTCTCGGCCGACGAGCGGGGCCTCGCGTACGAGGCCGACGCGCCCGACACCCAGGCCGGCCGCGACACGGTGGCGCTGGTCAAGCGCGGCGACGTGACGGGGTCGTCCTTCGGCTTCCGGGTCGTGAAGGACACGGTGACGCGGGAGACGCGGAACGGCCGCCCGTACTACATCCGGACGATCGAGGACGTGGACCTGTACGACGTCTCGCCGGTGACGTTCCCGGCCTACGACGGCGCCGACGCCGGGGCCCGGGCCGCGATCGTGGCGCGGGCGGTCGGCGGGGACCCCGCAGCCGAGGCCGAGCGGATCCGCCAGGCCGCCGGCGAGGACCCCGCGGCCGCGGCTGCGCGGCGCGCGCGGACCATCGCCATCGCCGAGCGGTCCTGACGGCGGCGGAAGAAGTTCCTTGACGGACCCGCGCACGAGGCGTAGCGTCGGGCCCCGTTGAACCTGTGCATCGCGGTCCGCGGGCCCAAGCGCCCGCTGGCCGCGCCAAGTGCGAGGTAGTCGCGCCCCAGCGCGCGGCGGCTCGCGGAAGCCCACCACCCCGGGCCCGCGGTCGCCTTCTCGGCAGTTCCGGGCCCTCACCCGGAGAAGCCGCTATGGCCCGCACCCTGAAGGACATCCTCGAGGCGAAGAGCGCCGCTCGTGCCGCGCTCGTCAAGCTGCGCGACGACACCGAGGCCCGCGCGACCGCCGAGAAGCGGTCGGCGTGGACCAAGGAGGAGGACGCCGCGTTCGCCAAGGCCAGCGCCGACTACGACGCGGTCGCGGCCGAGGAGGCGCGCGCGCGCAAGTTCGAGGAGATCGACGCGAACCGCGGCGAGCGGGCGCTCCCCGGCCGCGAGGACGTGCGGCCCGGCAAGGGCTCGGGCGGCCCGGAGGTGACCGACGAGACGCGCACCCGCGCGCTGGCCGGCTGGTTCGCCGAGCAGTCGGGCATGGGCGCCAACGACGAGGAGGTCGAGGCCGCGCGGGCCTGCCGCCTCAACCTGCGCGCGAAGACGCTGACGATCCCGATCCTGAAGACGCGCGGGATCCGCGCGGTGCAGGCGGCCCACCGGACGCTGCACGGCGACGAGCGGGCCCGCGGGCTCCGCGAGATCGAGATGCGCGACATGTCGGCCGGGTCCGGCCCCGAGGGCGGCTACCTGACGGCCCCCGAGGAGATGGTCCGCCAGGTCGAGCTCGCCATGGTCGCCTACGGCGGCATCTACGAGCGCGCCCAGGTGATCCGCACGGCCGGTGCGAACCCGCTGACCTGGCCGTCGGCCGACGACACGTCGAACACCGGCGAGTGGCTCGCCGAGGCGGGCAGCGCTGTCGCGACGTCCGCGTCCGTGGACCCGACGGCGAAGAAGACCCAGTGGCTCGCCCACAAGGTCTCCTCGAAGCCGATCCAGGCGTCCTACGAGCTGCTCCGCGACTCGGTCGTGGACCTGCCGTCGCTGCTGGGCGAGATGCTCGGCATCCGCATCGGCCGCGCGAAGGCGACCGCGTTCATGTCGGGCTCGGGCTCCGGCAAGCCCCGCGGCATCAACATGGACAGCGTCCTCGGCAAGACGGCGGCCGGCGCCGCGGCGATCACGACCGACGAGCTGATCGACCTGCTCCACTCGGTGAGCATCGTCCACCGCAACATGGGCGACTGCGCCTGGGTGATGAAGGACTCGACGGCCGCGCTGATCCGCAAGCTGAAGGACTCGACGAACCAGTACCTCTGGCAGCCGGGCCTCGTGGCGGGCAAGCCGGACCAGCTGTTCGGCTTCCCGGTCGTGATCTCCGAGGACATGCCCGCCGCGACGACGGGCCTGAAGTCGGTGCTCTTCGGCCGCCTGTCGGCCTACAAGGTCCGCGAGGTCGGGGCGATCCGCCTGCGCCGGCTCGACGAGCTCTACGCCGAGACGGACCAGACGGGCTTCATCGCCTTCCACGAGGCCGACGGCGGCCTGCTCAACCCCGGCGACGACCCGATCAAGCACCTCATCCAGGCGTAGGCCGGGGCGTGACCGACCGGATCGCCAACCACCGCGGCGTCGAACGCGCGCTCTCCGCAAGGGGACGCGCCTCGGCGCCGCGGCCCGCACCCCGCGAGGGGCGCATCGAGACCCGCACCGCACCACGTCTGACCTCCCCTTCCGGAGCCCCCCGCCATGCGCCGTGACCTGCACAACGACTGCAAGTGGACGAACGCCGAGCCGCCCGTCGCGGCCGTCACCGACAACACGCCCTTCGTGTCGGCGATCCTCGACACGTCCGCGTTCTTCGCGAACGAGTTCCTCGGCCTGCTCGGCTCGCTCGCCGACGCCGACGTCTCGTTCACCGTGCTCGTCGAGCACGGGGACCAGGCGAACCTGTCCGACGCCGCGGCGGTTCCGGACTCGGACCTGCTCGGCACCGAGTCGGGCGCGACGTTCCTGTTCTCGGACGACAACAAGGCGTTCAAGATCGGGTACCGCGGCTCGAAGCGGTACGTCCGCGTGACGATCACCCCGGCCAACAACACGGGGAACATCTTCCTCGCGGCCGGCTGGCTGCAGGCGTTCCCGCGCGTCGGCGCGCAGACGACGCAGGTCGTCTGACCCTGACCTGACGTCCTGATCGCGGGCCCCTGCCTCACGGCGGGGGCCCGCATCCCAGGAGCCTCGACGTGCTGCAGTCCCTCAAGATCGTCCCCGGGGAGTCGGATCGCGTGCTCGCGCTCGCGATCGACGACGTCCTCAAGGGACACATCCGAGTGGACGGCACGCACGACGACGCGCTGCTCGAGGACTACGCCACGGCCGCCGTCGAGTGGTACGAGGACGCGGCCGACCGGAGCCTCATCACGGCGACGTGGGAGGCCCGCTTCGACTGCTTCCCGGGCCAGGTCGGCGACGCGCGCCGCGGGCCGCGGTGGGAGCGTGCGGCCGACCGCTACGCGATCTTCCTGCCGAAGTCGCCCGCCGTGGCCGTCACGTCGGTGAAGTACCTCGACGGCGACCACGTGGAGCAGACGATCGACGCCGCCGACTACGCGCTCGACGCAGAGGCCGAACCCGCGACGATCGTCCCCGCGCTCGGCAAGACGTGGCCGGCGGTCGCGTCGGACCGTCCCGGCGCGGTCCGCGTTCGCTTCACCGCGGGGTACGGAACGACCGCCGACGACGTGCCGCACAAGATCCAGCAGTGCCTGCGGCTGCTCGTCGCGCACTGGTACGACCCCGCTCGTGGTCCGGTGGTGACCGGCACGATCGTGGCTGAGCTCCCCTTCGCTCTCCGCTCCCTGTTCTGGTCCACCCGCGCCCAGCGCGCCGCTTAGGAGATCCCGTCATGGCGAACCTGTCCCCGACCGCCGCCAACGTGAAGCGCGTCAGCGGCTCGACCTTCCAGAAGATCGCCGGCGGCACGATCGCGCGCGGCGACGCCTGCTACATCAAGGCGTCCGACAACAAGGCGTACCAGGGCCAGTGCGACGGCACCGCGGAGGAGGCCGAGGCCATCTACATCGCGCTGAACGACGCCGCCGCGGACCAGCCGGTGACGCTGCAGAAGGGCGGCGAGGTGGGCATGGGCGCCATCTTCACCGTCGGCGTCGTGTACTGCCTCTCGGCCACGGCGGGCAAGATCTGCCCGTTCGCCGACCTCGTCAGCACGAACCGGCTGACGATCATCGGCGCGGCCCGGACGACGAGCATCCTGCGGCTCGCCCCGTGCGCGCCGGGCGCCGCGATCGCCTGATCCGATGCCGGCCGCCAGCGCCAAAGACTTCCGCCACCGCGTCACGGTCCTCGAACTCGGGGCCGAGACGCGGTCGGCGGTCGGCCAGTCGAAGCGGGACTGGGCCGATCGCGAGGCCCGCTGGGCTCGCGTCGAGGACCTGTCCGCGTCGCTGACTTTCAAGGCCGCGGCCGCGGGCTCGCGCGTGCGCACGATGGTCACGCTCCGCGAGCCCCTCGACGTGAAGCCGATCACGTCGGCGTTCCGGTTCGAGGAGCGCGGCCGCACCCGGGTCCTCGTCGTCGCGGAGGTCCGCCGGCGGCCCGCCGCGGACGTCGTCGAGGTCTTCTGCATCGAGGAGGGGTAGGCCGTGGCACGCGGCCAGGTCCTCGACATCCAGATGCGCGGCTTCCCCGAGGCGACGGCGGCGCTCCGCGCGCTGCCCCAGGGCGAGGTGCGCAAGGCCCTCGGCGCGGGGCTCCGCGCGGGCCTGGGCGTCGTTCGGATACGGGCGAAGGCGTTCGCGCCGCGGCGGACGTTCCGGCTGGCCCAGGGGACCTGGACGATCCGCCGGTCGAAGCGTCGGAGCCTCTTCGCGTTCCGACTGGGCGTGCCGGTGAGGGCCGCGCTGGGGATTCGCCCGAGCGCCTCCGGTTTCTACCCGTACTCGCAGGAGTTCGGCTGGAAGCCGTACGGCGGGGCACCCCAGCAGGGCCCGCTTCCGTTCGTGCCGGGCGGCCGCGGCCGCCGGTCCGCGGTGGCGCGGGGCGGCATGACGGCGCGCGCGGCCCGGGCCACGCTGAGCGATCACGTGCGCAAGGTCCCGGGGCAGCGGTTCATGCGGAACGCGCTCTTCGGCCAGCGGTCGATGGTGCTCGACGCCGTCGCTCGCGCGGTGATCGCGCGCGTCGAGCAGATCACGCCGGCCGCGGCCTCGCGGCGCGCGGTGGAGTTCACGGGCCAGGAGATGGCGACATGACCGACGCGCGCGCCCTCCCGACCGGCATCCGTACCGCGACGTACGACTTCCTGCGGGCGGCGGAATCCCTCACCGGGGTGGACGGCGCCGGGGGCGTGCTCGGTACGTCGGACGACCCGTCGATCTTCCCGCACGGCGCTCCCGCGCGGCAGGGGTTCCCCTACGTCGTCTTCAAGCGGACGGACCGCCCCGAGGCCCGCACGCTGACGAAGACCCGGGACGGACTCCGCGGGGTGACGTTCGACTTCGAAATCTGGGGGGACGACACCCTCGTGGTAGAACAGATCGCGGAGGCGATGAACGTGCGGCTCGAGGAGTTCCTCGGGGCGCACGGCAACGTCTCCGTCCGGACCATCGAGCTGCAAGGCGAAGTCGATGATTCGGTGCGCCCAGAGGACGGCTCCGAGGTCACGTGGTACGTGACGGTCCTCACCGCTCGCCTGATCTACCGCGCGGTTCCTACCGGAGCATAGACCATGGCCGCAGATGTCGGGCAGGGCACGACCCTCGAGCTCTCGGGCGTCGGTTCGTTCGAGGTGACGGGGGTCACGATCCCCGAGCGTTCGATCACGGCGCACGACGTGACGAAGCTGAGCGACACGGAGCGCACGTTCATTGCCGGGCGCGTGAAGGCGAACGGCTCGATCCGCGCGCGGTGCTACCTCGGCGACGGCAACGAGCCTACGCTCGGGTGGGACGGCACGGCGGTGGTGACGCTGCCGACGCCCGAGGGCATGTCCTCGGGTCGGATCCTCACCTTCACCGGCTTCGTCTCGCGGATCGGCGAGACCCAGGCGGACCCGGACGGCGTCCTGTCGTACGAGTTCGAGTTCACGGTCAACACCCGCGTCCAGACGGACGAGGCGTAGGCCCGTGGGCTTCCTGACGGGCGAGGCGATCCTCGCCGCGTCGGCCCTGCGGACGAGGACCGTCGCCGTCCCCGAGTGGGGCGGCGACGTGATCGTCGGCGAGATGTCCGGCGCGGACCGGGACGACTGGGACGCCGAGTGGCGTCGTCGCGTCGAGGCCGAGAAGGCCGCGGCGAAGGCCGAGAAGCGTGCCGTGGACGAGATGGCCGCGTCCCTCAACTACGAGGCGCGGATCGTCGCGTGGACGGCTCGCAGCCCGGACGGGTCGGACCTCTTCGCGTCGCGCCGGCCCGACGGTCGGATCGACGTAGCGGCGACCGAGGCCGCGGCGCTCCGGCTGTCCCGCAAGGGCTCCGGCGTGCTGCAGCGGCTGAGGAACGCCGCCAACGAGGTCAACGCCGTCGGCGTCCTGGCCGAACGGGCCGCCGAGGGAAACTCCGGCGGGACCCCCTCCGTCTAGCGCGCTGGGAGGCGTGCGCGACGTTCGGGGTCCCGTCACCGCGCCACCTGGCGCGGCTTCTCACGTCTTCGGAGTGGACCGAGTGCCTTGCCTTCCTGTCGCTCACCGGACGCCTGCGGCCGCTCCCGCCCGAGCGCGGACGGGTCGCGGCGAAGGCGCGCCGCGGCGTCAGCGGGACGGCGACGGTCCTTCCGCCGACCGCGGCCGCGTTCGACGCGCTGTCGGCCGCGGTGAAGGTCTCGAAGCCGAAGCTCCGGGGGTGAGCCATGGCGGGTAGCGCGGGAACGCTCGAGGTCACGCTCGGCGCGAAGTACCAGCCCCTCGTCGAGGGCATGAGGAAGGGCGAGGACGCGCTTCGGTCGTTCGGCCGCACGGCCGAGGTCGAAGGCGCGCGCGCGGACCGTTCGTTTGCCTCGTTCGGTCGCGGACTCAAGCCGGTCGTCGCAGGCGCCGCGGCCTCCCTCGCGATGCTGGCGGGGGAGTCGAACGATACGGCGGGTGCGCTGGCGCGCGTGTTCTCGGCTGGCATGGCCGGCGGCGCCGTCGGTGGACCCTGGGGCGCCGCGCTCGCGGCGGGCGTTCAGGGGGTGCGGGAGCTGCTCAAGTCCAGCAACGAGGCCGAGGAGGCGACGAAGCGGCTGAACGCGGCGCGCGCGCAGCTCGCGATGGACGAGATGAAGCGCAAGCAGGACTTCCTCGTCGAGCAGCGGCGGGCGGCCGACATCGCGTCGGGTCGCGCCACGGCGTGGGACTTCGCCGCCTCGGACGCGGGGATGGCGATGGGGTCGGACGCGGAGGAGGAGGTGCGCCGGCGCCAGCGTGCCGAGCAGCAGCGGTCGGCCGAGGCAGCCATGGAGGCCTCGCGCAACGCCGAGCGCCGCTCGACGCTCGGCGCGGACTCCCCGATCGTGAAGGGCATGGAGCGGCAGGCCGAGATCGACAAGATCCGCGCCCAGTACGCCGCCGACATCGCCGACGAGGTGATCCGGCAGAAGGAGGCCGAGTGGGCCGCGGCCGACGCGGCCGAGCGGTACGCCGCGTCCCAGGAGGAGGCCAAGAAGCACGAGGCCGACCTGAAGAAGGTCACCGAAGACCTGGCCCGCGCCGAGGAGGACCGCGAGAGGATGCGCCGCCGGATCGCCGAGCGGGCACGCGACGAGGCGAGGGAGACCGAGCGCGCGCGCGACCGGATGCGCGAGATCAACCAGGCCTTCGACGACCGGCTTCGGATCCTGGGCGCCGCGACGGACCTCGAGCGCCTGCAGGTCCGCAACGCGCAGGAGTACCGGGACGCGATCGCCTCGGGCGTGTCCCCGGCGAAGGCGTTGGAGTCGGTGGCCAAGAAGACCGCCGACTACCTGAAGGAGCAGGCCGACGCAGCGGCGAGGGCTGCCGACGCGGAGCAGGAGCGGGTCCTCGCGTCCCAGCGCATGGCCCACGAGGCGCGCAACCGCGCGAACGAGGAGGAGCGCGCGGCCGCGGCCCAGGCGCGCGCGTCGCAGTTGAACACCTTCGGCGCCGGGTACGGCCCGCTCGCCCAGGCGCGCGACGCCCGGCGCCGCGACTCGAACATCGCCCGGTTCAAGAACCACGCCGACAACCTCCGCGCGGAGGCTCCCCTCGGGTACGGGACGGTTGGGGCGCCGCGCTTCGACGCCAACGGGAACCCGATCGGGGTCGCGGACCCCTTCGCCTTCGACCTCGGTTCGATCGCCGGTCGCACGCCGAAGCAGAAGCTGACGCCCGACGACTACGCCTTCGCCGCTCCGGGCCTCCTCGCCCCGCCGCCCCCCGAGCAGCCGGCTGGGCCCTCGGCGACCGACATCTTCGGCCCGCTGGGCGCCGCCGGGGACGCGGTCAAGGCCGGCGGCGAGGCGGCCACGCAGGCGGCGGCGGCCGTCGGCGACGCGGCCACGAAGATCAGCGCCGGCGCGGACGACATCGCGCAGGGCTCCGGCGAGGTCGGGGACCACGTCGGCGCGATCGGGGACGCGGTCGGCGTGATCCGCGACGGCTGGACCGCGATGGCCGAGGCGATCGCCGCCATCCGGTCCGACTTCGACGCGTTCAAGGCGACCGTCGAGGGCTCGTCGTTCTTCGGGGGCTGACCATGGGCCACAAGCGCGCCATCTTCGGCAACCTGCGGCTGTGGAGCCACGGGCGCAGCCTGAACGAGCAGGAGGACCGCGGCAACCCCGCGCAGGTCGCGCTCGGCGTGGATCAGGACCGGGCGCTCGTGATCCCCGACAGCGTGAACGTGCACGGCGGCATCGAGGTGACGACGTGGGGAGGGCCCGGGTCGGCGCTCACGCAGGAGGCCTGGATCGCGCTGAAGGCCGCGATCCGCGCGGCGCTGCGGGCGCGCCACGCCTACGGGTTCCCGCTCGTGTGGTGCGCGGACGACGCCTTCGACGAGGTGATCGCGAGCGGCGCCGGCGCGACGTACGCCACCGTCGCCGACCACGGGTTCGTCGCGGGCGACGTGCTCTACATCTACCGCCCGTCCGAGGACACCGACCGCGCCGCGATCCACGCCTTCGGCTGGGGCACCGTCCAGTCGGTGCCGGCGAGCGACGAGGTGACGTTCGTCGCGGACCCCTCGACCGACGACTTCGCGCCGGAGGCGGGGGACCTGGTCGTGCGGGTCTCGTCGCTCTTCACGCCCCTGTACTGCGGGGGGATCCGCCAGATGGCGCGCCCGAGCAAGGGCGGCGACTACTACTCGCCGGAGATCGTCTGGCCGTTCACGGGGGTCCCGACGACGGAGATCCACCGAACGACGGAGAGCCTCGTCCCGTGAGCGACGCCGTCCGCCTGTACCTGCACGACTTCGCCGGCGACGACGCGCCTGGCGTCGTGGACGCGTGGACGGGGTTCGAGGTCCCGCTGCTGCAGGACGCGGGGCGTCCGCTGCTCAACCCGCAGACCGGGCTGCAGTCGGGCATCAACGCGCCGGTGGACCCCTACGTCAACGAGCCCTTCATCCCGACGATCGACGGGGGCGGCCACGGCATCGGTCCGCGCGGGTTCTCGGCGTTCGCCTACCTCTGGGCCGTGCGGAGCGAGAACCGGCCCGGGCGGCAGGACTATCGCGCCACGGTGCGGGCGAGGTGGAAGGCGCCGGGGAACACGACGTACGGGCAGGGCGTCGGCCCGATCGTGCGGTTCCGCGACGCGAAGAACTACGCGGTCGCGCGTCTCGTCGCGAACAACGACGGGACGCCGACGCTGCGGATCTTCACCGTGGAGGACGGCGTCGAGACCGCGCGCGGCGACGCCTACAGCGGGAGCGACGTCGAGGAGGCCGACCTCGCGAACTGGATCGACTGGGGCCTCGCGGTCTACGACAACGCCGACGGGACCACGACCTTCACGGCGTACGTCGGCGGGAGCGGCGGCGCGTCGAGGGGCACCCAGCGGGCCACGTGGTCCGGCGCGGTGCCGAACCTGCGCGGGACGTGGGGCACCGGCGTCGAGCTCTCCGGCGGCGTCAGCGGCGACGACGTCCTCGTGGACGCCCACGCCGTGTACGACCTCTCCGACTCGGCGTCGGGCTCCGACCTCGAGGACGGCAGCGGCTGGGTGCTCGAGATCGACGGCGTGCGGTACCCGACCGCCGACTTCGCGACGATGGACCCGAAGGTTCACGACCTCGAGGTGACGCAGACGTTCCCGGCGGCGGGCGGCGGCTGCACGGCGACGATCGTCGCGGACGGGGACTGGGTGCTCAAGGCGGGGCTCCGGCCGGGTCGCAATGTCGTCGTCTACCACCACGGCGCCGTCCGGTTCCGCGGGCTCATCGTCTCCGGTCAGGCATCGGCGACGCCAGCCGGCAGCCAGCGGTGGACGGCGATGGACGCCGTCACGCTCGCGGGCCTCGTGGACATCGCGGAGGACGACGGCACGTCGTCGCTCTCGTTCAACCTGACCGACACGACCAGCGACTACTACGACACCGAGCGCCAGGACATGACGCTCGGCGACGTGCTCGACTTCCTCGGCGAGCGGTACCGGGCCGCGCTCGCGCTGCGCGGCGCCGCGCCGCTCGACGGGTCGCCAGTCTTCGACTCGACGGAGACGGCCGCGCTGACCGCCGTGGTCCCCGGGCTCGTGGTCTCGGGTTCGTTCGCGGCGGCGGTGTTCCAGGTGCTCGCGAAGACGCGCAAGTGGCAGGTGTTCGTCGATCCGGCGACCCTGGTCTGGCACCTCCGCGACATCACCGGGGCGACGGCGCAGGCGATCGAGTGCACCGCGGAGTGGGTGCGCCCGAGCGTCCAGGTGGACGCGCGCCGTGCGATCACGGCGTTCGAGTTCGTCGGGACGCGCGGCGAGAGCGACGAGACCGACCTGTCGCTTGGCGTGCCCGGGAGCTCGGACAACCTCGCGCCGCAATGGACCGCGGCGCAGGAGGCTGGCTCGTCGTCGGCCACGCAGACGAAGCAGACGATCCAGGGAACCATCGCCGGGGCGGGCGCGGAGACCTTCCGCGGCCAGACCCGGACGTTCCTGCAGGTCTCGTCGTCCTACGGGCTGACCGAGGACCAGGTCCGGGGCGCCATCTGCAACGGCGAGTTCGTCGTCGGCAACACGGCGACGAAGATCTACCTCTCGCCGGCCGCGTGGCCGGGCGGGGACGCGCCGGACCCCGGCGACCCGTTCACGCTCACACTGCTCGACGAGCGCGCCCAGTGGTGGCTGTCGAGTATGGGTGTCGGGCGCTCGTTCCGGGCCTACGGCGTTCCGACCATCTGCGGCGTCGCGGCGACGGGCCTCGCGCAGGGCGGGCTCGACAAGGCGAAGGCCTGCGGCGTCATGCGGATCGGCGAGAAGAACCCGGTGACGGGCACGACGTCGTGGGAGGAGGTGGACTTCGGGATCCACGCCCCGAGCGACGAGGCCATCGGCGCGGGCTTCTGCGACCCGGTCGTGGTGCTCGCGAAGAAGCCGGAGCGCACGCTCGGGCTCGTGAACTACCTCGGCGCGATGCCGGGCGGCTCGCCTCCGCTCGACCAGTGCAGCAACCCGGCCGTCGCGATCCCCGAGGTGCAGATCCAGGGGAAGGTGAAGACGCTCGGCGACGTGCCCCGCGTTCGCGTGCCGACCGAGGAGGACACCTACGAGGGGCGGGCGTGGACCGAGTGGGGGTGGGCGCGGCTGCAGCGGATCGAGCTGCAGGACTTCACGTCGATGGACCAGGCCGACGGGCTCGAGCTCGCCGGGCAGGCGCTGCTCGACGTCATGGGCGACCTGCCGATGCTCTTCACGGCCGAGATCTCGACGCCGTGGCAGCCGCACGCGGCGTTCCCGCAGCACGTGAACGGGTACCCCTCCTCGACGTGGGCGGGGCTCACGAAGCGCGTCCGGCTGCTGTCGCGCAAGCGCACGACGGGCTTCGAGGAAGGGCTGAACCTCGTCGTCTACTCGGTCACGTGGAGCCTGCTGCGCAACACGACGACGATCCAGGCGGGCACGGCTGCCGGGTGGCTGAACCTCGCCGCCGAGGAGATCGCGCGCACGTTCCTCGAGAAGCCCGCGCAGGTCGCCGCGGCCCAGTCGATCCGGACGCTGCGCGACGTCGTGGCCTGCCTGAACGGGAAGAGCGAGACGACGGTCCCCGCCCAGCCCGCGGGCCCGATCCCCGGGTGCAAGGTCGAGATCGTGGACACGGTGCGCCGCACGACCGTGGACGTGAACATCGACGACGAGAACAAGAAGAGCGGGATCCAGCACGTCCACCTCGAGGGCCAGTTCGGGCGCGCGGCCGCGGGGCTCGGGTCGAACCCGTTCCCGGGACAGCCGATCGAGATGCCGGGCTACGATCACGACGACGGGCGGGCGTTCCCGGAGGGGTCGGGGTCGATCCCTCGCACCCTGCCGACGACGTGGCTGCCGGGGCCGATCGCGGGCGCGCGCGGGTCCGCGGGGGTCTACGGCGGCCCGCCGGTGGCCGACAAGACGCTCGCCGGGCGCCCGCCGGACCTCGTCGGGGTCTTCCGCTGGGGCACGGTGCGCAAGGCCGCGGACGCGTCCGGCGACCGCGCCGGCGGCGAGGGCCTCGAGTGGAGCCCGAACGACGCCCAGGGCGCGCCGACGGGCTCGTGGTCGCCGCTGTCGTCGCTGCTCGACCTCGGGCCCGCGGGGCTGCCGCTTCGCGACGCGGTCGCGGGGTCCTACCCGGCGCAGCTCGCCGCGCGCGACGCTGCCGTCGCGGCGCGACTGGGGATCGTCATCGACTCGGCCGGCCGCGTCCTGATCCCCGGGACCGTCACGGCCGACTACCCGGACGGGGTGCCGGCGGACCACGCGACGACGCTGCTCGCGGCCTCGGTCGCCCGCGACCTGCGCCCGGTGTGGAGCACGCTTTCCGATCCGGGCGGGCTCGTGCTCCACGGGCCGGTCGGGGCCGACGGCGCCGACGCGGGGCTCGACTGGCGCGTGCTGGCGCCGGGGCACGCGCTCGTCCTGGTCGAGGCCGTGACGGCGGGCACCGGCAAGAACGGCGGCTCGTGGGACGACATCGTCGAGGCCGACGACACCTACACGGTCCTGCGCGGCGGCGGGGTCGTCCACAAGCAGGTGGACGCTCCGGCGCTGCGATCCGACCGCGGCGGGGCTTCGATCACCGCGGAGGCCCCGGCGGCGCTGTCGGACGACCCGTTCTGCTTCACCGGGGCGGCGGGCCGGATCCTGTCGGCGGGGGCGGGAGTCGTCTCCGGGGCCGGCGGGATCCTGTCGATGCCTCCGCACGCCGTGGGCGCGATCGCCGTCGCGGCGCACCTCAAGGAGGTCAGCGGCGGCACCCCCGAGGCGTCGGGCCGGTCCCCGTCGCTCGCGCTGGCCTACTCGGTCCAGGGCAGCGCGTGGTCCGCGGAGGCGGCGACGGCGGCGCAGGAGCCCGAGCTCACCGACGGGGGCGGCGAGGGGACGGCGGTCGCGCTGTTCCTCGTGCCCGGCGGCGCGGTGCCCGCGGGGCTGCGCAAGCCGTTCGACCTGGCGCTCAGCGTCCAGCGCGACGGCGACGGCGGCGACATGACCGGCGACGCGATCCTGACCGGGCTCGGCGTGGACGTGCCCGTCGCCGAGCGGTCGTCGATGCACCGCGTTGCGGCTGGAGTCGGTGCCGGCGGGGCGCTCGTGGACAACCACCCGATCGTCAGCGCCGGCATCGGCGTCGGCGGGTCGGTCGTGGACATCGTCGAGGAGCCGATCGCCGCGGACGTGGGCGTCGCGATGGACGGGCGGCTCGACACGGCGCCGTGGCGCGATGTCTTCGCAGCGATCGGTGCGAGCGGCACCGTGACTGACCTTCTCGACCCGCTGTCCCTCGACGCGAGTATCACCATCCGCGGCCGCGTGGTCGGCCGCCTGACGTAGGGAGAACTTCCGTGGCGAACCTGACCCTGACCGACGACGGGCTCGAGTGGCTCGTCAAGCGCGCCTTCGACAACGCGGGCGGCCCGCACGCCGTCTCCGGCCACCTCGCGATCGGCTCCGGCGCGACGACGCCGTCTACCGGGGACGCGGCGCTCGTGTCGGAGACCGCGCGGGTCGCAGCGACGTTCACGTACGTCAGCCCGGGCGTGTGCACGGTCGAGGCGACGTTCGGCGCCGGCGTCGGGACGGGCACCGTCGCCGAGGCGGGCGTCTTCGTCGGCTCGTCGTCGGGCATCCTCGTCGGCCGGTGCCTCGTCGGGCCGTTCACGAAGGGCGCCGGGGCGTCGTACACCTGCCAGGTGACGATCAGCCTCGTGGACAGCAACGCCTAGGAGCGGCCATGGCCTGCGGCACCACTCGGCAGCGGCTGGACCTCGAGAACGGCGACGTCGTCGATTTGGGCGACGTCGCCGACGGGCAGTTCGTCAAGCGGGTGGGCAACGAACTCGTCGGCGCGACGCCGAGCGGCGGAACCCCGTCCGGGTCGGCGGGCGGGGACCTCACCGGAACGTACCCGAAC